TGGCATTAGAGCCGCTTCGAGCCGCGCACGTGCAGCAGAATCCATACGTCGTTGGTCATCTTCACGCTCCCGGGCAAGGTCACGCTCGTACGCTGCTCGTTCTTCGGCCAAATCTCGCTCGTCTTGGCGGATTTCTGTTCTCGAGAACAGACCTCGAGGGTCTCTATCCCGGAAATCATCACGGTCAAAGGAGTATTCCACCAAGGGAATCACCCTCAAGCGGATAGAACTTCGCTCTGAACAAGTGCAGCGTAAATGTCAGCAGAAGCAACAGCACGGTAACCGTACACTTTGCCCTTCACGAACTTTGCATTGGTGTTGTTGTTACCTTTGATTTGGACAAAGAAGTCATTCGTAGCAATAATCCCAATGTACTCGAGAGTCGCGGGTGGTGTCTCAAGTCCGAGGGTTTGGAAAGCGCACGATTCTCCTGGGGCGGCACTCTTGATTGTGTTCGCAGCTGCGGCGAGGCAGTTGGAGTTGTCGAGGCCAACTACCGCGGTCTGCGATGTTGTGGTAAGAGAGCAACCGACTGAGGTAGTGGTTCCGCTCACTGCATCTGGAGTTTGTGGGTCAAGATTGACCGCAAGTACGACGAAGACTTCTCTATCCAAGGGACTGAGGTTCAAATCGACAGAGGATTGTTCAAAGGTATTGGCTCCGGTTTCAAGACTCTTGAATCCAATGGAAACGACGCTTGAAGATTGTTTTAGACCTGCTGGCATGTACTGGGGGTTCCCAAGATAGTTATTAGTAGTATTGTTTTCAAAGCAACGATTGACCTACGACGAAGTTAGGGGTAGAATGCGGAGCAGTCTCACACCTACTACGCAAATCCTCGAAGATTCTAGATTGATTGGCCAATGATTAAGTACAAACGCCGTTTAGGACTAGATATGTGCGTAAAATGCCATCGATGTACCCGCCCGTATTACTGCCAAGCAAGAATGATTGAGATGAGAAATAGGGGGCTAGAACCTCATCCACAGCGCTTGTTAGATGTCAACCTACCCCATCCTACCGCGCTTGTGCCAGAAGAGTGCCTCTATGCCTTCTCATATGTCGTGGACTGCCATGGTTGCAAACCTTTCAAGCACTATTCGAGCAGTTTCATCGAAACACCCCTCAACTCGACAGAGAAAAACGAGGAAGTGAGCGAATGAAGCGAAGAACCAAGGTTCACTCCCGGGCAATCCATGTCAATGTACCTATCTCGCTTCTGGAACGATTCGACCAAGAGTTGGGGTTCAAGGAGTCAAGGTCCAAATTAATCTGCAACTTGATGGAGGACCACTTAGGTTTGCCACCAATTACACTTGGAAACGCAAGTTTGAGCCAATTGGTCCGACATCTGGTGAAGCATGAGGAGATTGATTCAACGCTGGAATCTCTCCTTCTTCAAATCCTTGCGAAGTCCCTTTAATTCTGCAAGGATGGCAGCCAATAGAACATGCAATGGCTTCATAATCAACACTTCTTCATCAATCTGTGAGCCATGCGTGCGACATCTGCTTGGGTTTTGCCCTTTCTGAGTTGTCCATTGGCTTTGCGAAGCTTGGCGTTGGCTTCCCTAAAGCATTGGCTCAGGTTCTTACAGTGCTTTTTGTTCTTTTTACGCGGTTTTTTGATCGGTAAATTGAATCCTTGCATGGCAAATTGACCTGAACTTCTGATGACATCACGACCGGAGGGTCTGCGGGAGGAAATCCTACCTCCGGAAGTGACTCGAATGTTGGGATTGTTGACCGCGGCACGCAAATCTTCGACCGTCATTGGCATTAGAGCCGCTTCGAGCCGCGCACGTGCAGCAGAATCCATACGTCGTTGGTCATCTTCACGCTCCCGGGCAAGGTCACGCTCGTACGCTGCTCGTTCTTCGGCCAAATCTCGCTCGTCTTGGCGGATTTCTGTTCTCGAGAACAGACCTCGAGGGTCTCTATCCCGGAAATCATCACGGTCAAAGGAGTATTCCACCAAGGGAATCACCCTCAAGCGGATAGAACTTCGCTCTGAACAAGTGCAGCGTAAATGTCAGCAGAAGCAACAGCACGGTAACCGTACACTTTGCCCTTCACGAACTTTGCATTGGTGTTGTTGTTACCTTTGATTTGGACAAAGAAGTCATTCGTAGCAATAATCCCAATGTACTCGAGAGTCGCGGGTGGTGTCTCAAGTCCGAGGGTTTGGAAAGCGCACGATTCTCCTGGGGCGGCACTCTTGATTGTGTTCGCAGCTGCGGCGA